CTTTTATATTGACTAAAGGTTTATTATTAATAACATTTATACCTTTTTGAAAGACACTCCAATATACCACATTCACTTAAGTTCCCCATTCGTTCTTGAATAATGGTACTTGCAGGCGATCAGAGTACCTCCAACCTTTCTTCATAGCCATCAATGCAACATTCTTATTATTCATGGCGTATACATATTCGACGCCACCAACAGGCATTAAGTATACTGGACCTGTAAATCCATTATCTCTATAGCATTCTACTGCCATAGCTGCTTCTGCAGCATCTTTTTCATCAGCAACAACAAACTTTAGATAAACGTAACCATGATCCTGATATTGTTTAATTATTTCAGGACAAATAGCTTCATCCCATTTCTCACCACTAACACTTAGCTTAGGACTTACACTAAAAGTAAGACGATCCCAACCTTTGCGCCAATGTGTTTTTAGGTATTCAGAGAATTGGGGAGTTAGTTCTTGTGTTCCGTTTGTTTCGAACGTGAGTTCCTCCAAGTTGACCATATCGGGATGCGAGAGGAGATCAGGATACGCTCTTTGCCAGCCAAGGAGTGGTTCCCCTCCTGTAATAACCAGGTGCTCACTTGTCCACTTGCCATAAGGTAGCATACGTAAAATGGCATCAACAATACCATCAATAGACAACAAAGGGCTAAGATGCTTGAACCTAACATCCCAACTAGCGTAACTATCACAGCCTGTAGTAACAAGAGGCAAAGATTTATAATCTTTGTACTGGTCCGCATGGTGTGCAATGATTTCTCGTTCATCACTTTTTTCTCCTTTTGGCATACCAAAGCCACTGCAAGTAAAATTACATCCAAAGGTTCTCAAGAACACACTTGGGACGCCCATAAATCGTCCCTCACCCTGGATAGAATAGAATAATTCAGATACCTTTATTTTTGACATAAGTTTTCTCTATTGGATTATACAAATAACAGTCACAGAATGGAAAATTTTGTTCGATATAGGAAGATCTATATTTTAGGTCACCATATGCAACTACAGTAATAACATTTATCTCTCTACCATCTTTCTTTCTAGCAAGAGATAAAATCTTATCCTTAGATGCGTCATAACCAGGGTGATACACTGACTTAACATCACCACGCTTGTCCACATAAAATGCTTCTATCATAACAAATCTCCTTGATGGAGAGAGTATACACTAACGATCGTCAAATTCCAACGAGTTACTATCCTCGATTTTAGGTTTTGCAGTAGGTAGCATAACTACCTTCTTATCCATTTCCATAATGTCAACTTGTCGCTTTAAGTAGTCGATAAACTGATTAGTGAACTCACCAGAATCTTGTTCTTGAGTAATGATACTATCTATATCCATATTCTCAATCAGTTTATACTTTGTTTGTTGCTGCTTCTTTTCTTTTTGGATACGACGAACAAATGCAAAGAATACAATTTGTGTATAGTATGCAAAAGGATTAGAAGATTTTTCTGGATCAAATTTATCAGCAGCAGATAGACAGTTTTCTATCCCATCGCTAATCATATCGTCCTTAAAAGTATAATTAATAAAGTTAGTCTTGTATGAAAGATGAGTTGCTATTTTGAGAAAGCATTCGCCAATATAGTTAGTAACTTGTGGCTTTTCACGTCCTTCTTTCTTAGCTAACTCTACTGCATTTTTATAATCAATTAATGCTTGTAAGAACTTTTTATTATCAACATAATGAGCGGGAGTTGCTTCAGTGGAGAGTTCTCCCGCTGATCCCTCTGTAGTCGAACTGCTCTGTTTCTTCTTCATCTGATTCTCTTCCTTGACTTAGTAAATCTTCATAATCTCTTGCATTAAGCTCACCTTGATTTTCTATTTCAGGTTCACCTTTTTGTTCAGCTGATTCAATATATTTTTCATATTGTTGTTTAAAATCATCGTGTACATCTGTAGCCATTATAATAGCAGATGTAGAGATTTCAAACACTTTATCATCAGAAAATGGAACCCATGGCTGCATAATAAACGTTTCCATTATCTTTAGCCCTCTTGGATATCTAAATGGAGTTACAAGTACAGGCTCTAAGATATGAATATGTTTTTTCTTAGCTAGGTTCTCGCAATTATCATCAGTCATGCATAGGATGTTTTCACCGTTAGATAACTTAAGAAATTTATAGTTTAATGATTTATTATCCATTGATTGGAACCTTTGCTAATTTGTAGTCGAGATGCTCGTCATTGTATATCTTAATACGTTCTATCATATGTAACAACGTATAATTCTTACGAGTCTTCCAGGAAAGATCATCACCTATATCATATAGGTTACATGACGATTTGCTGTCACTTAGACGTAAGCCTCGACCAATAGATTGAAGATTTCTAATTCTAGACTTGGATGGAGAAGCAAAGATAATATTATGAAGGTTTCTGATATTTATTCCCGTAGAAAACGTACCGTATGATGCAACAATAATAGCATCATTTTCTGTTTCTACAATATGGCGTATTTCTTCTCGCTGAGCTGTTTCAGTTCCACCATAAACAAAAAACACTTTACGGTCATATGTCTTATTTAAGATCATATCATAAAGTTGTTTGCCATGCTTCTCTACAAACTGAAATAATACCAGTGTATTACCTTTTTGGTAAATTGCTAGGTTTCTAATAAACTTATTACGTTGCTCATTAAAAACTAAGAAGTCCATCTCTTCTTGATACTTAAGAGTCTTGACTGATTTCCTTACTTCTTCTGGATATTGTAAAAGGATTGCAAAAATTTTAAGGTTTGCAAGCTGATTGTCATCCATTAACTTTTTTGTAGTTGTTACCTTGAGAACAGGACCAAACATTCCTTCTAATACTAGTTTATGCGTCTTTGTTCCATCCAAAGTACCAGTTGTTCCAATTCTATATGGAGTGTTTATACACTTATTAAAAATTGTAGTTAGTGATTTAGCTTTGAATAAGTGTGCCTCATCCCCATACATCGTATGGAAATCAGCAAAGAATTGTTTAGGAAGTTTATAGATTGATTGCCACGTACTAATCACTACTGGATACTGATTACTCTTTTCAGAACCAGAATAAATCTTATGACATTGTTCTACTGCTTTCCATTGATTTAAGCACGAGTAGTCTTGGAAGTCTGAAAACATCTGTTCCACAAGGCTTGTTGTTGGAACAATAATAAGTTGTCGTCTTCCGAACGTTTCGTGCCAGCGCATGAGGCAGTAAATGATAAGAGATTTTCCTGAACCAGTTGGCGATAGTAAGAGGCGTCTTCCATCGACAATCGCTTGATAGATTGCATCTAATTGATATTCCCTGATTGTTAGAGGTTCACCCTTAGAACCAATGTTAAGATTATTACAAAAATCAGATACTTCTTCGAATGTTACATCATATCCGTACTTAGTATAGTTTGATTCATCGATTGTGTATCCAAATTCATCAGCAAACTTTCTAACATAATCAATTAGGCCAACATAAAGTTCTTTTGTGAACATCGAGTAAAGTCTAACTTTACCATCCCACATCTTACTTTTATACAAGGGGTGAAACTTTGCACCAGGAACATCGAATGAAAAGTATTCATTAAGTTCTTGTGCAATTGATGGTTCAGCATCAACTTTAAGATAGACATGATTTTTATTATGGATTGCAATATTACTCATCACATTAATCCATTAGTAAATTTTGTCCATTCGATGCTATTTTTGATATCCCAAGTTCTAGAATTTAAAGATCTAAGGATTTGTTCTAAGTGTTGTGTTACTACTTTAAAGTATTCGATTTTATCTTGCAAGTCTATCATATCACTATCATTAGAAAGAAATTCATCCATCTCATTCTTTAGTGGTTTATTTCCTTGCCATTGAATCCACCCTAGTTCTTCAAGCTCATCTCTGGACATTTCACCACGATAGTAGCGATACTTTAGACGTCTTGTATTTAAATACTTTGATTCTGCTTTACGAAGATTGATTCTTGAGGATGATAGTAAGTTAAGATACTTAGCGTGAAGGAGGGGAACCTTCGCAGCTTCCCCTCCTAAATTTGTTTCATTAATCTTACAATCTTCTGCCCAAGCCTCTTGAAGCTCAGATAATTTCATAAAATTACATAGGTTGCATTTGAATAATAGCGGCAGGATTGCCAACAAAACAGAAGCTACCGAAGTGATTTAGAGAGATTGAAGGATCTAACCAAATATCTCCACCCATTTCCTGCCAACGACGACAGAAAGTATAGTCTTCTGAAAGATAACGACGATCAATTGGATCAATCATCGTATCAAATAATGCATAGAACTTACCTTTCAACTCATCACCAATGTTAAGGTCATTGTTGTATGCAAGCTCAGGATATGCTTCGATCATTTTAAGAATAGCTTCTCTCTTGATCATCATAAATCCAGTACCAGCATCATGTAACTTCACTGCACCATTTTCGATTGCAATCGTCTTTGCATCACGATTAACAAACTTAAAGTTTACAGCATAATCAGAACCAAATGCAGCTACTTCTGGATCAGACATAGCTTGATTAGGACCAGCTGCAGCTGCTGCTTGCTTAATTCGTTGCCAGTTAACACCTTTCTTAGGGTATGCGCCAACAACAACATCCTTATCATGCGCATAGAGCTTAAGAATATCTTCTACCTTAAACTCAATATCTGCATCGATAAACAGCAGACGATCATAGTTGCTTTGTAGAAAGTATGCAACTAGTACGTTACGTGCTCTAGTAACTAGAGACTCATTAGCAATCGTTCCAAAAGCTAGAGGAATTTGATGACTGTTGAAAAATGTCATCATTTTGATTGTAGAACGGAAATAGGGCTCTGTTAAAGCTCCTCCATAACACGGAGTTGCAATGAAGAACTTAGTCTGACGCAACCTATCAATGTTAATCTGAATTTGACCAGGTTGAGGGGGAGGTGCTTCTGTAGATTGGACCTGATCGATTTGCTGTGGTGCAGCAATTTGTAAATCTTGTTCTGGCTCTGAAATAGTTAAGCCAGTTTTTTTATCTTTTGCCATAATAACTCCATAAAATTAAGTTTCAACGTCAAAATATTTAAATTTGAAAGAAGCAATTCCTACAAAGTACTCGATCGTTGATGGGGTGATATTGAAATCCAAAGCCTGCAAAGACGTTGGAAACAAATCTCTAAAAATAATCTTGGTCGATGGAACATTGACCGAATTCAAAATATGCAGCGTAGCATCCGAATACGCAATAGTATCATTATGTTTACTAAACTTGTCAACAACAAACGGGAAACGATTCATTCTTTTCTGTATATAGTCTGGATACTGATTATAGCTCTTAGGAAACCCAATGGCAACAAGCCAAGAGTATAATTCTAAGTAATTAGACATATCTTCATTAATTAAAAACGTGACAGTGAAATCCCCAAAATTTACCTTATCACCAATAACAGGAATATCTGTGAATGGAGTAGGTTGTTGTGCAAACCCTACATCAATAAGAGGAATGTTAGCTGACTGGCACGTATAGGAAACATGTGGTAACTCCTGAATAGTAAACCTAAACCCATTGGGACGCAAATAATCATAGGTTGTTGGTCTATTATTCTCGTAAGAATTTTGTAACAAATTTAAATTTGAAGTAAACGCCATAATATCTCCTATGACTATATTTATGCAATAAAAAAGGGGGTCTTTCGACCCCCTCAACCCCTTTCGGGGATCCGATCTTAATGTCGGCTTGATTACATAAGGTTAGCAACCAATGTACGACGATAGTACTGGTTACGGTTAGCCGTAAATGTATCTGCATCGTTTGCGTTGGTTAGCGTATCAGTTGTAACGTATGGGTTAGCAATCATACCATAACGTGTCTTGAAGCCAATCTTTGGTTGGAAGCTGTTTGGATCAACAGCACGAACCATCTGGAGAGGAATATATGGGCAGTAGAAAATACCTGCGTCATATGGGCTTGAACCCTTATAACCTACCAAGTAGAACTGGCTAGCATTACCTAGATTAGCAGAATATGGATCGATATAAACACGGAAACGTCCATTTAGAACACCAGCAAATGTATTGCCTGTGTCATCTACATTTAGGTTTGTGCTAAGAGCTGGTGCATAGTCAAGAACACCTGACATCGCTAGTGCACTTGCAACGTCTGCTGAACAAACGATGAAGTTACCTTTTCCACGACGTGTGTCTTGTGCAATGTGGTTAGCATCACGCTCGATGTTGAACAATAGACCCTTGAAGCGCTCTACAGACCAACGACCATTTGAGTCGATGTCTAGGTCAAAAGTACCTGCTGTTGCTGTAGCTGGTGAACCTGGCTTAGCAACACGATAGATTGTACGAACAACTTCACGGTTGATTTCAAACATGAACTCTTGTGAAAGGATGTTTGAAAGCTCAGCTTCAGCATCAAGACCATGAATTGCTTTCAAGTCCTGTGCAAGTTCAACTGTGTACTCTGCTTTTAGCGCACGGCTACGAGCTGTAACAGTTGTCTTGTCAATACTGAAAGACATTTGACCAAATGCGTTTGTAGAAGCATCACCAAGAGCTTCAGCAAATGCTGTTGTTGCTGCGTTAGCAGTTGTGTATGTTCCGCTAACTGGGTTTGAACCAACGTGTGTTGGGTTAACAGTACCCTGAACGCCTGCGTTATAAGAAGCTGCTGAGAAGTTAGTATTAGCTTCGTTATAAAGTGCTTCTGAACGTGTGTAAGTATTTCCACGCTCTGAACCATACATTGAACGCATTGCGAAGATAAGACCTGTAGGACCTGTCATTGGCTGAACACCGCAAATGTCATATGCCATTAGGTTAGGCATTGCGCGGCGTACTAGACCGATCATAATTGGGTCATACTTATCGATACCACCAGTTGCAGCGCTGTTATTTGCAGGTGCTGCTTCGAAAAGTGCGCTACGCTCTTCACGTAGTGCTTTTTCTTGGTTCTCTAGAAGAACTGTAGTAACAGCTTTTCTATAGTTGTCTTTGATTTGTGGAAGATCGGGATGCTCGACAACTGCTTCCCACTTCTTTGATAGGTGTTCGTTTAAAAACATTATTGTCTCCTTGGGACCTTAATATTAGGCTCTTTTAATTGATCTAGAAAGAGCTCTTGCGTATTCAGAAATTAGACTGCTATCTTCTACAATTGGCTTGCTATCTTCTACTGATTCAATAAGCGTATTAGATGCTGGAGCCAATTCTTCTGTTAGAGTCTGTCTGTTTGTTGGGAAATAGTTTTCTCTAACAACAGTTAGTTTCTCACGATAGAGTTCTTCGCTTTCGAAATCGATGCCTTCTACCAAACGCTTAAACTTCTCAACTTCGGTATCGGCAAGACCTTTAGACTCTTCTTGAACGACTCTGTCTGCTTTAAGTTTCTCAACTTCTTTTGCTAGCTCAATGGCTTGTGTCATGCTTTCATCGAGCTTGCTCTGTAGATCGTCAGACTTGCTTTGAAGCTCAGCCATAACGTCATACTTCTCTTCTGGAACTTCAACATAATGTTCTTTGAAGAGAGACTTCATGCCACGAATAAAGTCTTCTGCAATTTCAGTGCGTAGACCTTGTTCTACAGCAAGTTGATTCTCTGTCATCCAGTTTTCTACAACATAGTTCAAGTAAGAATCAATTTTATCAACCAAACCTTCTTTGAATGTTTCTAGTTCAGCTTGGTTTTCTTCTTGAAGTTTAGCAGAAATCTTTTCCATCTCGTCGTTTACACGAGCAATAACTGCAGCTTCAAAAATAGAGGTAGCTTTTGCTTTAAACTCTTCAGAAATATCAGCACCAAAAATAGAACCGATATCCATGTCAAGTTTTTGATCTTCAGAAACAACTTCTTCTTCTGTTTCTGATTCTTCTTTTTGTACGTTACCCTTGCTGCTTGCTTGATTAACAGCGTTAGCTGGTTGCATAGCAGTTGTAGTAAAGTTAGGAGCAGCACCAGGTGCAGATTTTGCCTTTATATCGTTCTTAGATACAGAAGCAGCTGCTTTAGCTCCTTGGTTTTCTTCATCTTCATCTCTAGAAACTACAGTAGCTTCTTTAGAGCTACCTTGTTTTGGATTAGATGCATCCCCAGCTACTGCTGCCTTCATAGTAGTATCCTTTTTGGCATGCGAAGCAGCAGCCATTCCGACCTTACCAGAGCCCCCGGCAGAAAGTTCAGTAGCAGACTCTTCATTGATCTCTTGAGAAGTTACCTTCCCAATCAATTCTCTGATTTTAGATTCTACTGACATTTATTGTCTCCTAAATTAGGTTATAAGTATATTTATAATTATTTGATTTTCGCCAAGAATTGTTCAAATAATTTCAATTTTTCTTCTTCTAGTCTAGCTGAGGGAACTTTCTTAATATGTTCTCTTGCCTGATCTATCTGAACTTGCGACCAAACTCCATTATTACAAATCCATTCAGAGCTCTCCATGATACCTTCTACAAAAGCATCTGGAGCTGAAGGATCTGCAACAATATCTACTGTAGCTAAATGAAAGTCAGGTTGTACAATCTTTATACCATCTTTTCCTTCAGCTAAAGAACCAACTCCCCTTGAAGAAACGCCAAGTCTGACACCTTCTTCAATAAAGTTCTTGGCAATCTTGCCCATTGGTGTATCTAAAATTTTTGCTTCACCAATAACATTATTTCCATCCCAATCTAATCTAGTAATTAGATGTGATACTTGATTTAGATTTACTGTAGGATTTGGAGGATGACCTAGTTCACCAAGCGAACGTTTCTCAGCAATCATATTCTGATAACGTTCTACTTCCTTTTCTAGTGTTCCTTTTGGATACATGCGGCCATTTTTGTTTGACTTCTCAGCCTGCATGAATGGGCCACGAATATACATACTTTTCTTGCCATTATCTTTGGCTTCTTCTGTAATATATTCTAGCTCTTGGCTAATTTCTTTAATTAGTTTCATGATTATAGCTTATTGTAGAGTGGTGAAGTGGTGTAGCCGCCAGCTTTGGTAAGCCCCAAGTAAAGCATACCACCTGGCGAAGGAACTATAACTACAATATTAGCAGTAGCATTAGCGCCTTCTGAAAACCCTTGTGCCTGAGACATATACCAATTATCATTACCAAACAATTGCATTATTAAAGTACCATTTCGGTAAATTAATATAGGTGAAGAACTACCGTTACTATAGGTTATAGAGTTGATAGTAACATTTAAGTTACCAGCAGTAACTGTTTCATCAGATAGTTTAATATCGCTGTATAAGTCTACGTTCGATGTTCCATCACCGACGAACTTCACTACGGCCTGGCCGTAGACTTTTTTAGTGACTGTTTTTGTGATGGGCATCGTCTATCTCACTTATACTTGTTTGCAGTGATTTTGTGCATAGTATCAGCATTCATTCTAACTTCCCAATCCTTGCCTTGAACGTTTACTGATGTTGGCATCTTGCCATGCTTTTTAAAATGCTGTAATGCGTGGTGAGCAATAGCTACATGAATTTTTTCATCTAATTCTTCTTCAGACATTTTCTTTTTCTTGTGCATATGGTATTCATTTACCATTACTTCAATGTCTTCAGTAAATACTGTTTCTTCGCCATGGTCAAACTTAACTGTATACCATTCAATGTTTCCAGCTTCGTCTGGATCAGCGTGGTTGCCTTCCATAACAACACCTTCACCAAACACTTCTGAATAAACATGTTTAGCGCAAAGGTGAGGTACTTCTTCCTCTTCTTCGACTTCTTCTAAAAATAGATCCATCCACTCTTCGCCAAACTTTTCTTCTAGCTTTGCTTTAGCAGTAGCCACAGAAGATGCAAATCCTTCAGTAATAGTTGTTTTACCTAAAGATTCCATCACAATCTTGGCAAGCCTTGCGTCGAATTCTGTGACTCTCATTGCTTCTCCCTCGTTTTCTTCTTTTCTCAAAATTGCTTTAGCAATCTTATGAGCTTTTTTAATGGTTGACTTTTCTAATGGTGGCTTGTCGCCTGTTAAACGCATAGCACTTTTTGTGCCTGTTGCATATGCCATTGATTTATTCATCTTTAGCTCCGTAAATGGCGCCAGCCAGTTCTAGTTTTTTAAGATCTAAGTAATCAGATACTTTAGAAGAAACGATGGAATTAAATGTTTCCTGAGCTTCAGAATTTTCACCATCTACAATCTGATTAATTAACGCTGCAATTTGTTCTTTATCCATCATTTACCTCGTTGCATATTGTGACTGATTATTATTTATGGGTTGAGATTGACCGTTACTTTGACCTTGTGGCTGCTGCATTTGAGCCATCTGATCAGCTTCTTCAGGAGATACTACTGGATCTTCTTCGTTCTGATCTTCAATCTCTTCAATCTCTTCATCAGTAAGTCTTAATATTTTCTTTCTAACAAATTCTTTACTTAAATACATTCCAACATAAGGTTGAGCCATATTCAATAGATCAAACCTGTTTCTCATATTCTCAGCATCTTTCATCTCTTCAAAATACTGATCTTGAGCATACTGATATTGAATAACTTCTTCTAGACCATCCCAATCAGTCTCAACAATAATACCTTTAAGAACTAATTGTGTTTTAAGTAAGTCATTAAAAAGAACATTAAATTTTTTACGTAATCTTGACACAAACTTTGCAAATTTAAGTTCATCTCTTGTGATTTCAGCTTGACGACCAAAACTAATTCCAGACTCTTGCTGCAATCTACTTACAGGAACATTTAAAGACTTATATACTTTATTCAAGAAGTAATTAATATCGTCAATTTGTCCTAAGTTTTCACCACCAGGAAGTGTAGTGATTTCAGTTCCTCTTCCACCTTCTCTTCTTGGAAGCCAGAAATCTTCTAACATCGACATCATTTTTCTATCGTCACGGATTTCGCCAGTTGTGCTATCATAAACAATCTTATTACGATAACGAGCCATAATATCTTTAAGATATTGCTCTGCTTTAATTTTTGGCAAATTACCTACATCTATATAAAATA